AAACTATTAGAGTGAACGACTTATTAAAAAATTTTAGTAATGTCGATTCATTAATTATGAGTATTGATGTTGAAGGGCTAGATCTTCGAGTTTTGAAGGACATAGACTTCAATTTGTATCGTCCACACATTATTACAATTGAACCAAGTGAGCACATTGTTCCTGGTACAACGAGTGAGATTATTTCTTTTCTCAAGGAAAAAGAATATAGACTTGTTGCTCAAAATTATGTAAATCTTATTTTTGAAGATTTAAGGAAATCTTGATTAGTGAATTTTTAAAGAACACCAGAGTAAATAATATGAAAGCATGTATCGCTTCTTATTTTATGCCAAATATCGACAAAAAAACTGTCGAGTATCAGCGTAAAGTTGTAGAAAAATTTAATCCAAAAAAGATTCAACATATCATGGTTCAGGGGGAATTTCCTCATGGTTTGTTTATGGATTACATATGGACATTAAATGGCGCACCAGTATCAACACTAAAAGGTCAAAACATAAACAAACAATTAGATTGTGATGTTGTGCTATTTTTGGATATTGATTGTGTTCCAGTAAGCGAGAATGCAATAGAAGCATATTTAACTCTTGCTGCTGATGGCGCATTAGTTGGCAATGCTCAACGTTCAGGGCATATTCAAAACGACAATCATTTGTTTGCGGCACCTTCTGCTTTAGCGTTGTCTAAAGAAAACTTTTTAAAAATGGGAAGTCCATCAGCATTAGAAACTTCTCGTGGTGATGTAGCCGAAGAATACACCTATGCTGCTGAGTCATCTGATGTAAAGATTGACTTATATCTCCCAACCAAGTATGATAGAGGTGTATATCGGTATGATTGGGAGCAAGATCGACGTCCATATTGGACTTTGGAAAACGGATTACCAAACTATGGTCTAGGGACAACGTATGGTAATCCAGAAGCAGATCTATTCTGGCATAATTTCCAGATTAGAATTGAAAATCAACAACAAGAGTTCTGGAAAAAGTGTGAGGATCTATTAAATGGCTAATCGTAGTGATTTTTTTAATGCTAAACTTCCGCGTCAATACAAGCGCATTTTAGCAATGGCTGAGACAAATGGTTGGGTTAAGGATGCACATGAACGTGGGCAACTAAAGCGTTCGTTCATTGCTGCTCATAGCAATCATGTTGGCTTTAAACTCAAGCGTCAGTCTATGGATACTGCTGGTGGTGAAGAATAATGCATTCACTCTCAGAACTCCGCGATCTTCTTGTCTCTAAACAGATAGAGATATTAGATTTTAATGGTTGGCAATTAAGAGTTGGTAAAGATACATGGGTTATAATTCACGATACTTTATATTTAAATGGTGAAAAACAAAACCCAAAGCAAAAAGATTTATTTGACAAATACAAAAAGGTGAAACAAAATGACAATATTAGCACTCAAACTCGTAAGTGGCGAGGAATTGGTGGTAGAAATTTGCTCAGAGACTGAGAACATGGTTGAGTTTAAGAACCCTGTTGCTTGCGTTATGCAGCGTTCAGATAAAGGTCCAGTTCTTGGCTTTATGCCATGGATGCAGGCAGGTGATGGTCCATTCGTTGTAAACAAAGATAAAATTGTTACTAAATGTGCGGTTGCTGATGAAGTGAAAAACGGTTATAATCAAATCTTCGGCACAGGAATAGTTGTTCCGCCTAAACAATTGATTGTAGGTTAATCTTGTCTGATTTTTACACCAATGTTTGCGTCTCTGGAAGATACATCCTTTACAGAGGCGTAGAAAACGACAAGCGTGTTCGACGCAAGATCGAATATCGCCCAACGTTTTATCTCTTGAGTCAGGAAGCCAGCGATTATAAAACACTTGCTGGTGAAAATGTCAAGCCCATACAACCTGGCACGATTCCTGAGTGCCGTGAATTCTTACAGAGGTACGAAAGTGTCGACAATTTTCCTGTGTTTGGCAATAATCGCTACGAGTATGCTTTCATTGCTGACGATTATCCTGATGATATTCTTTGGGACGTTAACAAAGTTATTGTTGCTTATATCGACATCGAAGTTGGCTCAGAATCTGGGTTTCCAGAACCAAAAGACGCCAACGAAGCAATCACTGCCATCACTATCAAGATTAAAGGAAATTATTTCGTATTTGGTTGTGGTGATTATAACAAGCATCGTGACGATGTTGGTTACGCTCATTGCCGTGACGAACTAGATTTAATTAAAAGATTCCTAGATCTTTGGACAAGATTTCATCCTGATGTTATCAGCGGTTGGAACATCAAGACATTCGATATTCCCTATCTTGTAAATCGTATTAGTAAACTTCTTGGTGACGAGGAGGCTAAGAAGTTGTCTCCTTGGAATAGGCTGAGCAAACGCGAAGCATTTATCATGAATCGTGAACACACTGTTTATGACATTGATGGTATCGCAACGCTAGACTATCTAGAACTCTATCGCAAGTTTACTTACTCGCAGCAAGAGTCTTATCGTCTTGATAACATTGCTCACGTTGAATTGGGTTTGAAGAAACTCGACTTCAGCGAATACGAAACGCTACATCAACTTTACAAACAAGACTATCAAAAGTTCATTGAGTATAACATCAAGGACGTAGAACTTGTTGAGAAACTCGAAGACAAAATGAAACTCATCGAGTTGGCATTGACTCTTGCGTATGACAACAAGGTCAACTACGAAGATGTGTTTACTCAGGTGCGTATGTGGGACGCCATCGTCTACAATTATCTGCTAAAGAAAAAGATTGTCATTCCGCAGATGAAACGTGGCGATAAGCGAGGCGCATACGAAGGTGCTTATGTTAAAGATCCTATTCTTGGCATGCATCATTGGGTTGCTTCGTTTGACTTGAATAGTCTGTATCCGCACTTGATCATGCAGTATAATATCTCGATGGAGACTCTTGTTGAGCCAGCGAAATATACTGACAACATGAGTCAGTTTATTGGCAATCGCAAGATCGAAGTTGATACGCTGCTAAATCAACGCATTGATACATCACCACTAAAAGACTTTGGTGTCACACTGACTCCGAATGGTCAGATGTTTAGTGTGAAGCAGCAGGGTGTTATGCCTGAGATTATGGATACGATGTACAAAGATCGTACACGCTATAAGAAGTTGGCGCTTGAAGCAAAGAAAAAGATTGAAACTGTTCTTGAAGATAAGAATCAGGTTGAGTATCTCGAGAAACAAGTTGCTCGATACAATAATCTCCAGTTGGCTAAAAAGGTTACACTGAATTCTGCTTACGGTGCGCTGGGTAATCAATACTTCCGCTTCTTCGATATTCGTATCGCCGAAGGTATTACTACAGCAGGTCAGTTATCTATTCGTTGGATTGAGCAAAAGATTAACAAATATATGAATCTTTTGTTGAAGACTGGTAACGAAGATTATGTTATTGCGTCAGATACAGATTCAATCTATCTAAATCTTGGTCCACTGGTTGAGAAACTGTATCCTGACACCAAGGATGCAAAGAAAGTTATTAAGTTTATGGATAAGGTGTGTAACGAGAAGATTCAACCATTTATTGATGAATCCTATCAAGAACTTGCTGACTATGTGAATGCGTATCAACAACGCATGGAGATGAAGCGCGAGTCACTGGCTAACAAAGCAATTTGGGTCGCAAAAAAGAACTACATCTTAAATGTATATGATAGCGAAGGTGTTGCATACGCAAAACCAAAACTGAAGATGATGGGTATCTCAGCGATTCGATCTTCAACTCCTTCCGCTTGTCGCGTAAAAATTAAAGAAGCAATTGACATCATTATGACAAAGAAGGAAACTGACCTCCACAAGTTCATTGATGATTTTCGCAAAGAGTTTAGAAAATTGCCTGTTGAGGATATTGCGTTTCCTCGCAGCGTGAATGGTCTAAAAGAATATTCAGATGAAAGCAATATCTTCAAAAAAGGCACACCGATTCATGTTAAGGGTGCGCTAGTTTACAATCATTTCTTGCGAGAAATGAAATTGACCAAACGCTATCAGTTGATTCAGGAAGGCGAGAAGATTAAGTTTGTATATTTAAAGCAGCCAAATATATTTAACAACAACACTCTTGCGTTTTTGTCTGGCATTCCAAAGCAACTTGAGGCTGACCAGTATATCGACCATGACTTGCAGTTTGAGAAATCATTTCTTGAACCTCTGGATATTATTCTGTCTACAATCAATTGGAAAACTGAGGCAGTAAATTCGCTGGAAGATTTCTTTGCATAGTTGCTTTTTGTTTTCGTTTACACTATAATATATGAATCTTAACAAAGGATACTACCATGAGCCTACTAGATAAACTCAAGAAAAATTCAACAATTAAGGATACCGCAATTCTTTCTCGTTCAATCTTCTTTGAAGAGAAGGATATGATTCAAACGATGATTCCTGCGGTCAACGTTGCCCTCTCAGGTTCTCTTGACGGTGGCTTCACTCCTGGTCTCACGATGTGGGCTGGTCCGAGTAAGCATTTCAAGACTGCATTTAGTTTGATCATGGCAAAAGCATATCAGGACAAGTACCCTGATGCTGTAATTCTTTTCTACGATTCCGAGTTTGGTACTCCGCAATCTTATTTTGAGAATTTCGGTATTGATAAGGAACGTGTTGTTCACACTCCTATCACTGATGTTGAGCAGTTAAAGTTCGACATCATGAATCAGTTGACTAACATTGAGCGTGGCGATCGCGTGATGATTCTCATTGACTCAATCGGCAACCTTGCTTCGAAGAAAGAAGTTGAAGATGCTATTGAGCAGAAGTCTGCCGCTGACATGACTCGTGCGAAGCAAATCAAATCCCTGTTCCGTATGGTGACACCTCACCTTACGCTGAAGGATATCCCGATGGTTGTGGTGAATCACACATATATGGAAATCGGAATGTTTCCAAAAGCCATCGTCGGCGGCGGAACAGGTTCCTATTACTCAGCAGATAACATTTATATCCTCGGTCGTCAACAAGAAAAAGATGGCGCTGACCTGGTAGGATATAACTATATCATCAATGTGGAGAAGTCACGTTATGTTAGAGAAAAGGCACGTATCCCTGTCACAGTTCGCTTCGATGGTGGTGTTTCTCGTTACAGTGGTCTTCTTGACATGGCACTTGAGTCAGGTCATGTAATCAAACCAAGCAATGGCTGGTATTCACGTGTAAACACTGACACTGGTGAAGTTGAAGCCAAGAAGTGGCGTCTTGCTGATACA